GTGACGTTTTCAGTTAAGTCATGCAGAAACGAATTGCCATCACGCAGATTAAGCGTAGCCGCATTAGAGCTAGACGTTATCGTCGTAGACTCTTCAATTGTCCCGTTGTCAAAAGACACTACGCCGTTAGCATCTGATGTAACAAGACCTGATGCCTGAGTCAGACCCAATGTGTTTGGTAGTTTGACTGTGTAGGTTGCTGAAGCACTGTGTGCTGGGCCTTGAACTGTTACGCCGTGAGAATTGTCCTCGCAGTTGAATCTAATAGTGCCAGCATTGGTATTACCGTATAGCTCTGTGTACCCAGTGCCGTTTGGAAATAACTGTATGTTTCCATTTGTATTAGTAGATGAAACAGTATTGCCATCTAGCTTAATATTGTCCCCAGCTAACGATCCAGTAATTGCAACATTACCTGAGTAATTAGCCGTAATATAACCGGCTGTATCAATTAGATAACTAAGGCTAGCCCAGTTCCCGGTACCAGTACCTGCTTTTACTTTGAGTGTGTCTGTTTCTATTCCTAACTCACCTTGGGCCAGTGTTGGGTTAGCTGAAGTCCAGTTAGATGCTGTGTCTCTGCGTATTTGAATAATGCTTGCCATGATTAAGCACCGCCTCCGTTAAAATTCTGAGCTGTAAGATAAGTTGAATTAGCAAAGCCGCCGTCTAACCCTGCACCTGAAGTGCCCGCTATAAATTTCGATGAGCTGCTATCAAAGACTAAAGTCTGACCATCTGTGGCGGCGGTTGCTAAATTAACGTCAGTTAAATTATTAAGGGAGAGATTTGCCACGTTGAACGTGCCGTAGGCAACAATCGACACCAGGTCGCCGGTAGAGGCCGCACTGCCCAGGACAACGCTTGTCCCATTACTTGCAGTGAAGTCACTTGTGGCGAGCTTTACGCCGTTTAGATAAACATCGACAAAGCCCGCATCGTAGATCGCCGGGAAGGTTGTAGTGGATCCGCTATAGCCGCCAGAGCTTGTGCCGACCGTATATTCTACCCGCTCAGACGTACCATTAACGGATGAGCCTGCGTTTTGCCAGCTACTGCCGTTGTAAACCTTCATCGTGTCGGAGCTGGTGTCGAACCACAAATCGCCCTCAGTCGGACTAGACGGCGCGTTAGCCGATATAAAGTAGGTGTCTGCAAAAGAGTTGACGTTAACAATATTGGCGGCAACGGTGTTGACGTTAGCAATGTTGCTGGCAACCGTGACCACATTACCTGTGGTGGCGTAATACTTCGCTGAATAATCTGAGCCGTCTACTGTGCCGGTTGTCTTGGTTGCCCAGTCTTCTGCCAGGGTCGCTGAAGTAGATGCGGCAGTAGCACTGGTGCCAGCGTTGGTTTCGCTGGTGCCGGCACTGGTAGCGCTAGTAGCCGCCGATGTAGCCGATGTCGCCGCCGCATTTTTGCTTGCAAGAGCATTAGTCTCGCTAGCCGCCGCAGCAGTTGCATTTGATGCTACCGAAGATTCACTTGCCGCAGCGTTTGTGGCACTGGTCGCCGCAGCAGTGGCGCTATTTCCCGCATTGGTTTCACTGGTTCCCGCCGCTGTCTCAGAAGTCGCTGCTGCTGTCTCGCTGGCACCCGCAGCCGTTTCGCTTGCCGCCGCTGCTGTGGCACTACTTGCCGCCGCAGTTTGACTGGCCGCTGCCGCGTTCTTGCTGGTCGTTGCGCTTGTGGCGCTGGTCGTTGCGCTGGTGGCAGATGTTGCCGCGTTAGTCTCGCTTGTGTCTGCCGCAGTCTCTGATGCCGCCGCCGCAGTCTGGCTTGTGGCCGCGTTGTTTTCGCTAGTGAGAGCTGCCGCCGCACTTGCCGCCGCTGCATTAGTGCTAGGCGTAATAAAGGCTAGAGCCGCTGCTTCAGCCGCCGCAACAAGAACCGTCTCCGCATAGAGCTTGGTGGTAGCGTGGGTAGCAGCAGTTGGTGTGCCTACGTTTACAGGATCAGAAAAGCCAGTGCCGGAGCTTACGGGCGCAGGTAGCTTGTCAAACCCCGATACAACGTAGCCGTAACGCAAGTTAATATCATTTGCTCGCGCCAGCTCTCCTGCGAGCAAGTCTGTCGCGTCTGGAACAAAGTTATTGCTCACCTAATCAACCTCCTTGGGGAATAGTGAAGCGTCACGCCATGCAACGTATGCACTGCGTTCTCGGTGCCGTCTGTAGAGATGTACACGCCCATATTCGAGCCGGTGACAGAAACCCTGACCTTCGCGTCATTTGAGTAAGTAGAACCCCACGAAAATTCATTCCAGTCCGAAATGTCCCAAAGTGAGCCTGGGGCGGTATACAGGTACTGTGACAAACCTCGAGAAGACTCGCCTAACCCGTACTCAGTTGTTGCTCTCACCCCTATCTGTATCGGGGCTCCCTCCACACGAATATCCGGCTGTACCAGTCGATAGCGTTTTTTGACGGTTGGGCCTTGATAGGCAGTAAAGTTAGTTAGGAGAAAAGCGTAGATACTGGTCGTGCCAAATCTAAACCCGGTGTCCATTTTGTATACGTTTCCGTCATCAGCCCCAAAGAAACTAATCTCTACCTCAGTCTCGTCAATCGCAGACGCCGCGCACTTAACTTCATGCGGAAATCTGGTTTTGGTAACGCCGATCAGATCAGGGCCGTTAAAAGAAAAATACAATCCATCCTTGCCGTTAAACAGTCTGTACTGGCCATTAGCCCTGTTAAGCACCGCCACGCTAGAACTGGAAAACTCTTTAATTAAAGTTTTCACCTTTCCAGACAGTGAGGCGTATGCAAAGTTGCCGTACTGCTGCGCAGCGGCCAAGCTCATCAAGCCCTGGCGATCCAGGCCGACAACTTGACCGGCAATCGACGCCATTGTTCCTGAGTAGGTGCCTGCCTTGTTTAACTCATCAAGCTGCCAATCAGCAGCAGAAGAGCCGTACAGCGTCTGGCTGGAGTCCTCACAGCCAACGATTAATGCGCTGGCGGCTTCCTTGAGATTGGTAATGGTGTCGCCTACAGCAATCTCTGCCGCGCCACCTGCTGTGGTATAGCCGTTTGGGTTGCCAATCTCTGATATTTGCAGAGATGACTGGATAGCCAAGACCAAATGCTTTTTGTAGCCCACTACTGAGGACGGGTTGTCCGTCGTAGCTCCGGTCGCAATCAACGTAAATGTCGTGCCGTTAAACTCTGTCGCTTTATCAATGCCGTTTACAATGAACATCCGCTCTTGAGCGTCTTGCCCTTGGAAGTTGTAGTTTGCAAATCTAAACGTGCCGTTGAGCGACCACGTTTTAGCGTTGTTTACCTCCACCCAGCCGGAAGATGTCGCCTTATACATTCGGGCGTTCGTGCCGTCTTCACGAATAGCGTAAACATTGCCTTGGTATATATGGACGCCTTTTACTGGCCCAGTGCCGGGTACTGCTTGCGTAGCGGTGGACTGCCCATCGAACAATACATACCCAAAAATGCGCCGATATCCACCATTAGGCAGGCATTCGTAGTTAGCGACATCTACAAGCTCACCCGGGCCCAGTGACAACGGAGGAGCCTCTTGGTTGAGGCCACCTACTGCCGGGAAATACTCGAGCTTTAAACTCACGCCAGACCCTCTGGTGCGACTATCCGAGCTAACTGATCTCGATCTAAGTCAGCCAGCATGTCTTCGTAATACAGAAACGCTCTCTTTTCTAACTCCGGCGCTTCGTCAAACTGGGCGTAACAGCGCAGCGCTTCGTAGACGATCAGCATGTGGTATCGCTCTGGTAAGCCTGGGGCGTCCGTAGTTGCAACCATTACAGAAGGGACAGAGTAAGACTCATACGTTACTGTCTGGTCAGTAGTTGGCTTGGCGTTAAATACCAGCACCCCATCCGGTCGAACCGACCAAACAGATGGGCCTCCACTCTGGATGACGCGATAGGCCGTTGCAAAGTCGTTGTAATCGTCAGACTGTAAAAAGCCCTGACCAAGCGATACCCGCTTAATGGTTTCTACAGTGCTTGGCAGAGTGACGGTATAAGACGCTGCACTCAGGGTTGATGTTCCTGTGCTCCACATCCAATTCCAATCTGCTCGAGAGGACTGGATCTTTAACCAAGCGTCATTAATCCAATTGACTATTCTGCCCATATCGCCGGTTTGATTAAGCACAGTCGCTGGGCCGTCGTCAGCAATACCTGTTTCTTGCACTAATCTCTGACATAGACCCAAAAAATTCATGGCTTTCCTTCTATTTCGTTAGGCTAAATGGATAGCTGTGTTTGGTTGTTGTTTTTCCGTTTACGTCAGTAATCACCTGCTTCGCATCGCCTAAAACATTGGCGACCTCGGGTGGTACTAGGACGTTTTCACCTCTGCGTATCCAGTAGTTCTTGCCGTTTACGCCGACGAAGACAGGATGCTGGTCTGACTCATCTTCATTAATGAACACCTTTACCCAGCCCGCTTTACGGTCTGCGTCCTCTTCACCTGCAACATCTTGCGGTTCTGCTGGCTCAATGTTGACGGCTTTGCGAATGCGATCTCTAAGCGTGTCAGCGCTGGGGTTGCCTTTGATGACAATGCCCAGAATTCTGGCCTGCTCTTTGAGTTCGTCGAGGTTAAGGTTGTATAGATTGACTTCAGACATACTGATCTCCTGCGGCCCGTAGGCGGCTAAAAATAAAAAGGGGGCCGAAGCCCCCTGTAGGTTTTACTTATTACTGCTTAGAGTGCTGTAGCTGCACACTCAAGTCGGCACAACCAGGATTGGTTAGCAATAAAAGACTTGTGGTAAGTCTTCCATCCAACCGTTCCTTTTTGACCCAGTGGGTCAGCAGAGTCGATTTGGCCGGGGTTTCTGATGTAAGGAGTCATAGCGTCGCTGCCCTTGAGGCTAACTGAGCCATAAGAATCCTTCGCACAGTAGACGACTGGATATACGTCAGCCGATGTGCCACCCGTTGAAATCATGCTGCCTTTTGCGCCACCAGCATTTGCAATCGAAGACAACACGGGGGTCAGGATGTAACGCACATCTTCCACCTTACCAATTTCGTAAGGAAGAGCTTCCATCGATCCGTATTGCTCCGTGGGCGTAAACCCAGTCAGTCCGCGAATGTCTGACTCAAGGTCAGTGTGAGCGAAACCAATAAACGCTGGTGCTACTGCTACGGTGCCAAACTTCACAGAAGAAGAAAGCATTTGCGTAATCTTCTTGCCGCGATTGCCTTTGAGCTGTCGAGTGATAGCTCGCTGCTTGTTTAACGTGATAACAGTGTTGACTGCGTTACGAGCTGTGCCGTTGGCGTAAAACACGTTAGTGCCGCCTTGGAGTACACCCCACATCAGCGTCTCGATTGTTTCCATTGCCTGCTCACCACACATCATGGCAGCGTCTTTCAGCACTGGATCTTCAGCGAGATCGTTTACAACGTCAGTTATTTCAACAACTGCGCCGAGCTGGGCCAGAGTCACCGATACGTCTTCGTAACCCAATGCCAAAGAGGTTGGCGCAGAGCCTTCCGTCAATGGTGTTGTGGCTACAGCCAACGGTACGGGACGACGAAACTTAACTTGGTTCGCTTTGTTTTTAGGAATGGGCTTCAGCATTCCAAACTTAGATAAACACGCAATAGGTTCTGCGTGAGCCAGCATTTCTTTAGCCGCAAACGCAGTAGTACGCTGCGACAGGCTCGAGTAAGTAGTAGTTGCCATTAAAAATTCTCCTCATAGGGGTTGATAGGCAAATTAAAAAAATCAATTCGACCGATCACCTCGCTTTCTGAGGGAGTCCAACGACAACGCGGCTTTCGCGGCGTATGTTGTGCTACGTCTTTTAGCTGTGGTGTGGTTCGGGTATTCAGTCCCTGTGCCGGTTATTTCCGGCGGGCGTCTTCCTCAGCAAAATAATCAAATGCGGCCTCGTAATCGTCATCGGACGGCATTGCTTGTTGAGATCGACCGCCCCTGGACGGGACGTTCTGTGCTTGACGAAGCTGCTTCTCACGACGCTGCTTCAGTTCCGAGTTATCCGGCTGAATTGCCGGAGCGTTCTCGTTCTTCCAGACACGCAGCAAATATGCCGCATCTCCCGCTTGCTCACTGTCCATCATTTCTCGAACATTGTGCGGCTGTGTCGAAATCCAATGATTGAATTCCGGCGAGGCGGCAATCTGCTCCCAGTCAGGATGCTCAGAAGCAAGCATTTGATATTGTTGCGCCACATACGTTTGATGTAGCTGGCCTTGTATCGGCTCAATCTGTTGCTTTAATGCAGCAATTTCTTGAGCGTGGCTTTGATTTAAGGACTCCACCAGGGCAGTTGTGCCCTCGGCAATATCTGGATAATCCTCTTTCAGCGTATTCCATCGTTTGTCAGTCATACCGGGATTGGCAGACTGGACTGATTTTAACTTTGCAATTTCTTCATCACGCTGTTTAAGCTGTTTCTGATAGGCGTTTTGCCTGCCTAGATCAGAGTTGTATTTATGCCTTTCGCGCTGAAGCTCTTGCCGAAGCGCATCAAGCTCGGAAACCGCCTCTTCTTCTGGCGCTTCCTCGTCTTGCTCTATCTCCCCTTCGGCTTGGACTTCTTCTTCTTCTTCTTCTTCCCGTAGTTGTACATCGCTATCTCCCGGTATTGGTTGTTCAGCGGTTTCAGTAGACGGAGGGCCATCTACCAGCTCATCGAAAGCCTCTTCAAAAGACACTTCTGCATTTTCTTCAGACATAAAAATCCCTAGCGGCTCGACCGAGCGGCCACAAAAAAGGGGCCGAAGCCCCTTGGTGAATGATGGTTAGTTGATGTCTGGCGGGCTTTCCGTTAAGCCTTCCAGTTTCTCGAGTAAAGCCAACGCACCGCGCTGACGATCTGAGTAGCGATCAGCAATCAAAAAATCTATACAGTCCTTCCGTTCCTCATCGATAAATTTCTTGATGGCTTTCCAGGTTGCTGAATGTGGGTCGATCATCCGAAGGTATCAAACCCATTTGATATGTTGCGTGACCGCAGCTGAGCGTCCGTTAAGCGCACATTAGTCGTAGCCGCGGCCTTGTCTCGATCCGTTCTGATCTTCTCTGAGTCAATGGCTATCTTGGTTTGAAGCTGGTCATTGCTCATTTGGTACTTGTTCTTTAGCTGGGCTAGCTGGATGCGCTCTTCAAGCTCTAGCTTTCTGCTCTCGAGCATCAGCTTGGCCTCTTCGATTTGGCCTCTCATCATCATTTCAGCTTGATCTTGCTCTATGCCGGCCTTGGCTTTCTGAGCATCTAGCTGCAACTTCTGAGACTTCAACTGCAACTCTACTTGCGCGAGTTCTGCCTTCATCTGGTCAGAGCCACCACCAGACTGCATCTGCATTTGCTGCATTTGCATCATCTGCTCCTGCATTGCCTGCTGCTCTTCTTCCATCTCCGCGATTTCTTGATCATCCAAGGTGATCTGGTCATATGGCAGTTCAAGCGACTTGGCGATCTCTCTATCCAGTTCAGCCCAATCTCTGCGCTTGGCAAATTCGGGCACTGACATAGATAGGTTGGAGTAAATCATCAGGTTTTCTTGTTGCTTCTCGCGAACCAGCAATGCGCCCGATCCTCTAGCCTCGATACTGAAGTCGCCTTTCACATCAGGGCGCTCGCTAAACTGCATATTCCAATCGTAGAAGCGAGTAATCAGTGGCCGGGTAATGTCATCGTCCCAATTCTTAACCGCCTTACGCAGTACGATATTGGAGCTGTTCATCAGCATCGCCATACCAGAGCTAGTCTTGGTGGTGTGCTGGCCCATCTCACCTTGCGCGATCAGTGGCAAATTGGTTTCTTCGTCAGCAAGCTGCCTGGCCATGCTGAATATATTGGCTAATTCCACTTGATGGCTGGGNGTNGCAAACGAAGCAAACGCTTCTTGCACTGATCTCGTNTTGTCTTTGAGGTACCAAATCTTTTTNGGCGTCATGTTCCAAGACCCGTCAGCCGGGTACAGAAGCTCTTTGTTGACGACTAACTGGTCGGCTACGGATAGCCCCGCGTTGTCCATCATCATTCGCCAGGAGGCGTTTATGACCTTCTGAGCGCTACGCATGAGGCATGGCACACCAAAGCCAAAGATAGATGACTCGTCTTTCTCCCAGTTAAATACTGAGAATGGTCGCTCATCCGAATCCATCGGNTTTAACGCAACCTTAATCACGCGATTGCCCGAAAAGAAAACGGTGGCCTCTACCTCATCGTCNAGCTCNTCNATCTCTTCGTCTTCGTAGCTCTCGTCGTCAGACATCCGCATGGCGTCAATAAGCTCTGACTTGGAGATAGGGCCGTGGTATTCAAATACCTCGTATTTATTCCCCTCGCCTACCGTATTAATCCCAGTAATATTGCGGATGTCGTCAGTAAAGTCTTTTGCGATGTGGCTGCTCTGTGCGCCTTCCTTCACGATCTCACGCAACTGGCTGACCAATACACCAGGCAACCGTGCCATATCGCGCAACTGCTTTTTCGATAGTCTTCGGCGCTCAAAAACAAACTCTGCTTCACTGATCGTTTTGGCAGACATATCCGGGTAAAAATCCCAAGGATCTATGCGCTCTACCGTTGGCTCCAGCGCTTCCACAATCTGCATCACTGACATGCCGTCAGGCATAATGTCCCAGCGCTTTTTAGTACGGCCAATAATCACCGGGCCTTTCAGTATTGCAGTCCCTAATTGACACGCATCGTGAATAATATCTCGCGCCTTAATGTGATATCGCGACTCAAGTAGCTGGTCATCGATCACATCTTGCATCGCCATTGCTGAATCATTGGCCTTGCTGTTGATCTGCCGAGCCATCTCCACCGTGTTTGCGTCTTGTTCGTTTTCCGGCTGCTGTTGGCTTATAAAGTCTAGCTCTGGAACCGGAGTGGCATAGATGCCAAAGTTTCTGTCATCAGTCGGGAACAGCATGTCCTGTAGGCGCGCTTCTGCGGCGTTTGTTTTGTTCCGTGTGATATTGACAAAGATTTCCGAGCCTTTTGCTCTAGCGAGCCTTGTGACCTCCTCAGAGGCGTATTCGCCGTGGTACTGACGAATGTCATCCAGCCAGCGCTGCTCAATCTGGCTGCGCTTGGCTACCTGCTCTGACACTAGGCGATTTAGACGCGAAGCAAAAATATGCAGGCGCTCAGCTACCTCAAGCTCATGCTCTTCCGCTTCACGCGGGTCGATGGCTTCGCCGACGTACCCTTCCATCTCTTCTTCGTGCATTAAAACCCCTCAGTATCCGGCAACCTTGTCCACTACCGAAGGCCGCTCTACTATTTCAAATTCTTGACGCGACAACGGTTCTGCAAAAGTCAGCGCCAAGGCATCAGCGCAGTCGGTTGATCGATACCCGCGCTTCTTAATATCGTCTTTGCTTTCGAGCTTGCGCCGAGAGTTTGAGTCGTATTTGTAAGTCGGAGCGCATAGATCGGTATGCAAATCATCCCGGTCTGGGATCATTACTGGCGCATCACCGTCTAGCCACTCTCGCATCAACCACCACATTTCTGCCCGGCGATTAATGTAAAGCTGTGGGTCTAAAGCCGAACTGCCAAAATTAATTGAGGCAACAACATCTTCGTGCCCAAGCTCCAGCAGCCGATCTACCACTCCAGCACCCAGGCCACCAACATCAATGGCAACCTGATCTGGCTTT